TCAATGCCTTTTTTGAGCAGGCAGCTCAAGCAGCCAATGAGCAGCAACAGGCGGCAGAATTAAATGGTGAGGCGACTACTACAGAAATGGCGAACGCTCCGGGCGTTCAGCCGGAACAACGGATACCCCAACCCGGCGGGATGGGATGATTCTGACACCGAATCGTTGAGGCTTTTTTTTAGCTCAACGACCGGCCAGAAATTAAATAGTTCTCTTCTGGGTTTGCATTTGCACCAGATGGAAAAGCTAATCTCATCCGGTGGCAATAATCTGGCTTACGAAGCCGGATGGGCTGCCGGGTTTAAGGGGGCGCTGGCCTCAATCGACGGGCTGATGGTTCGCCAACCGGAAAAGGTTCCGGAAGCGAACGGGGCAACGGACGATTTGGCTTGGATGATGAACCCCAACAGAAATTGAATTTATGTCTGACACTGGAACAGTAAGAGCTGGCGAGGTGGAAATTAGTCGTGAACAGCTACTCGGGCAGATGGCCGTCTTGGACGGTGAAGCCCCCGCGACTGACACTGCGAGCACCACAACCTCTGACAACGCAGCAGAGGAGCCCGTACAGCAGACTGCAAAAGCAGAGGACAAACCCAAGGAAGCCACTGAGGAGCCCGTAAAGGACGCTGAAGAGCTTTCCGAGGAAAAACCAAAGTCGAAATACTCCCGCGCAAAGAAGAGCCAAGAGAGGGCCAACAAGAGCTGGAAGGAGATCAACGCAGAGAAGGAACGGGTGAAGGATGAAAAGGCTGAGCTGGACAAGCAAAAAGCCGATTTTGAAGCCCAGAAAAGCAATGCGTTCAGCGAGATCCAGCAGCGGAAAGATGCGGCACAGTTCGCTCCCGAGGACTACGAGCAGATAGCTCAAGAGTACCGGGAGGAGGGCCGTGACGATCTGGCCGAGATGGCGCTCACAAAGGCAAAGACGGCGCGGGAAACTATCGAGCAGCAGAAAGTCCTAACAGCGCAAAGGACAGTGATGGAACAGTGGGAGGCTAACTTGAGCCAGAACGTGAAGGATAACCCGGATCTGAAGGATCAAGACTCCAAGCTCTACAAATACGTTTCTGAACTGTTGGATAGAAAGAAGATTTTGGCAACTTACCCGGAAGGCATCAACGATGCAGTGGAAGCTGCAAAGGCGTTTATAAAGGCCGGCAGAGTGGATGAACTGGAAACGGAAAACTCCAAACTCCAGAAGGAGCTCAAGGAGTTGAATGAGAAAACACAATTGAACGGGAGCACCGTTGATCAATCGGGAAGCATTGAGTCTTTCGATAGTCTAGCACCAGACAAACAGCGTAATGAACTGATGAAGATGGTGAAGGATGCGGATCAGCGGGGCTTGGTGCTCACAAATTAAATTATAAGAATAAGGTAGATTATTATGGCGGGAATTACGGATACCAGTAGTGTTGGCATTACCAATTCACTACAGATTTATTTCAGTAAACAACTTCTGCATCAGATTACGCAGAATCTAGTTCTGGATCAGTTTGCCAAGCGGCAGGCGTTACCAGAAAAGGCGGGGAAAAGCTCAGTTAGGTTTTTCCGTTATGTGGAGCCGAATACAACGGACATCAAGACTCTCACCGAGGGTGACGGCCACACGGGCGGCACAGCTTGGGCCAAGGGAGCCTACAAGGAGCTTACGCTTCAGTATGTCGATTGTACGCTCGCTCAAGTGGGACAAGTTATCGGAATTTCTGATCTCTTAACCGCTCAAGAGCTCTTCAATCACTTGGAGCAAGCCACGACCGTAAACGGTCAGGACGCTGCGCTTCAGTTGGACACGAAGATCCTTCACGAGTTGGCAGACGTTCCGGGTGGAGCCACTACGGCCACCAAGATAGTCCGGTATGCCGGTGCTGCTGCGTATTACGCTGCAACGCCCACCTCTTCGCAAGTGATGAGCGGTCTGGAACTGTTGGACACGGCTACGGCTCTGAAGGTCAACAACGCACCGACTACGAGCGGCTACTACACGGCAGTCGCAGATCCTCGCGTGTTGCGTGATCTCCAGAACGACTCTGATTGGATCAGTTCGCGTCACTACGGTGATCCGGATGCGATCTTTAAGGGTGAAGTCGGCAAGTACGCCGGCATTCGCTGCATCGAGTCAACCAACTCCTTCCGCTCTTTATTTGGCGGTGGAGCGAATCAGTGGACAGCTAACGCTGCCGGTACGGTCTACAGCACGATGGTGTTTGGCGATCAAGCCTATGGCGTTGTTGATCTGGCATCACAGTCCCCTTACGGGCCTAAGATGCAGATTGCCCAAGGGCCGGACAAAACGGATCCGTTGGCACAGCTCACCACTATCGGCTTCAAGACTTACTACGGGCAGAAGATGCTTCAACCGGCGTTTATTGCTCAAGTCTATAGCGGAACAAACTATAGCTAAGATTAACCGCTGGGAGGGGTTAATCCCCCTCCCGGCTTTTTGACTTATGCCAAAAGTAACAATACCGATGGCCTCGTTAACGATGGCCTCTGAAGATGGTGAGATGATCTCGCCATCTGAAGGTGATGCAGTCTCTTTTACTATAGAGGGAACTGTTGAGGGAGTGGACGGCGAGATGGCCGATATTGCGATGGAAACTGTCAACGGACAGCCGGCTTATCCGGAGGAGGAAGTTGTCGAGGAAGTCGTGGAGGAAGGCCCAAGCCGTGATGAGTTAATGGCGGAAATGGTCGAGATCGACGCTACTGGAGGAATATAATATGGCAAAAACACTAATTGGAAACGCATTAGCGGGAAGGCAGTTCAAGACTGACGGAAGTGACAACAACGAGAAGCCGATAGAAATATCGGCGGCAATCAGCGATGGCACAACCGCCAATTCTGCTACACCGTTCTTGAAATTAACGGGAACAGCAGCCGCAACCACTGACGGGGATAATAATGTCACCACAGCGGATGTAACCGGCGGCGGCGCGACTCCGGGCGGCACAAATAAGGCTGTGCTGGTTGATGTTGGCGGCACTCAATACTGGATTGCTTTGTATGCAACCACTTGATGCCTTTATTGGATTACAAGAATAACGAGACGGGAGAGGTCAAAGAATTTTTGGCCTCTCCTAGCCTCGACCAATTTACGAACGGAGAAGGGAGCTGGAGCAAGCTCGATGTTCCCACTTCATTCACTTTCGGGGGCCAAGTCACCCCGTTCACGCCGAAGGAACAAGTAAAGGGAGCACTACGCTCTGCTGAGCTGAACCCGAAGGGGTGGAGAAGCCGCTACACCAAGGGGCAGATGAAAAAAGTGTGGGATCTTTAAGGAGAAAAAATTATGGCAGCAAAAAAAAGACAAGGGTACAAGTCACGGCAAGATGAATCTCTCGGCGCTCGTCGTGGAGCGCGGAAGAGTCTGAAGAACAAAGTTTCAAAAGCTGGCCGTAGGGCTATGGCCTCCGGGCCTCGCAAGGCAGCCGGCGGCAAGAAGTTTGGGCTCACGCCCAGAAAGCGAAGGTAGACCCCAATGAGTACCCAGAATGATGTGCTCCACAACTTTGGAGCCACCACGAACATAGAGCTGTCTGTGCCAACTGGATCGGTGACTGATTCAACGATTCAGACGGAGATGAGTCCGGCTTTTCTGATGATGCAGAATGTCGGCACTGTGCCGGTTTTTTACCGGCTTACTCTGGACGGTGATGCCAGTGGTTCAACCAAATGTGCCACAACCTCCGGAAACTACAGCGGGATTTTGGCAGCCGGTGACGCCGACGAGGATGGCACGGGTGGCTGGGTTACATTTGCCGGCTATGTGAAGGGCTTGAGCTTCTGCACTGGCTCCGGCACTGGGAAGGTCAACGTGGCCTACAGTGGCCGAATGGGAGATTAAACAATGGGCATAGTAAATTATACCTACAACCGCTCAACGAGCGGCGGTGAGATCATAACGCATCTCATTAATGGCACTGACGGCCAAGGCCTCCACTTCGACGGTGCGGCTGGCAACATCGACATTCCAACCGTTCCCGACCTCGGCACGAAGTTCAGTTTCGAGTTCATCGCCCAAAAAGACAACACCGCTGAAAGCTATCTAGTCGATTTCTACACCGGCGGTCGGTTCATTGTTGGCCAAGAATCCGGTGATGCGAATTTAAAGATTTACGACAATACATCGTGGAAAACTTTCGGAGTTGCACCGCTTGATGATTTAAAGGTTCATCACCTAGTTGTCACCATAGACGGCACGGCGGCGATTCTTTACGATAATGGCAATCAAGTTGGCACTGTAACGATTGGCTCAAGCCACGCCATCGACAGTTGCACTGACGCGATGTTCCCCAGTACGGTATTTGCTGGAACTTTCTATCGCACAAGATTCTTCAACC